GAGACCTCACTCAAGGAGACCGACGTGGCCTGGAGCGGAACATCCATGAAGTTTGAGCCGCGTATGGAGGGGCTATGATTATTTACGACGGGTTCGACGACGCCATTATTGGAATCGTCTATCGGTGCGGCATGAGCTCTGTGACGCTCTATGACCAAGACAAGTGCATCGAGATTCTCATGGACCAGGGAATGGGCTCCCTAGAGGCCATGGAGCACTTTAGCTACAACGTGGCCGGTGGCTATGTGGGGCCAGATACCCCGTGTTTCGCCGTGTTAGAGCCCGATGAGGTGCTCGATTCGTTCCCTGAGAGGGCGAATTGAAGCACTACATGGGAATTGACCCAGGATATTCAGGAGCCATCGTTGTCGTCGACGAGGATGGGGGTTTTGTCGGTTCTGTCAGGCTGTCTGCTACCGAGCACGACGTGTCTAGCTTCGTGATTGAGCATGCGCCGACCATAACTCGCGCTGGGCTGGAGCGAGTGAGCGCCATGCCCAGACAAGGCGTGGCCTCTACGTTCAAGTTCGGGACCAGCTACGGGTTCTGTAGAGCTCTGCTGGTGTGTCACCAACTGCGCTTTGAGACCGTAACGCCGGCCACATGGCAGCGTGCGCTCAAGTGCCTGTCCAAGGGCGATAAGAACGTGACCAAGGCAGCAGCGCAGCGGTTGTTCCCGACGCAGAAGGTGGTGCACGCTACCGCTGATGCGATGCTGATAGCCGAGTACACCAGGCAGACGTGGGGACCATGAGCTTCTTTTACGTGTACCTGGCCTGCGCTACGGCCTTGTCGTGGCTTGCGCCCCATGACCGCAATGCTGAGCGGTTCTCTACCTGCGTAGCTGTAGGCTCTGCTGCCCATAGCGACGGAGCGGACGTGAACCTGGTTGTGGCCCTGTCTTTTACCGAGAGTCGGTTCAACATGGGTGCCATAAGCTCCGCTGGTGCTTACGGTCCTCTCCAGGTGAAGCCTGTGTTTCACTGCCCCGGCAAGAGGCTAGAGGGCTGTGACCTGATAACCGCAGGCTTGCAGGCTTTGAGAAAGTACCGTAAAAAGTACGGACGTTGGTCCGAGGCGTTGTGCCATTGGAACAGCGGAAACACGTGTTACCGCAGGAGCAGGCTGTTTGCCCGCATCGTTCTCAAGCGAAGGCGCGCTCTTAACCGCTCCCATGGAGATATCGACGATGGCTGAGAAGAAGAAGGCACCCGCGAAGAAGAAGGCTGCCCCCAAGAAGGCACCGGCCCCCAAGGTTGAGGCCGCAAACCCCGTGGGTCGTCCCAAGAACGTGGTCAAGCTCACCGAGACTGACCTCAGCTACGACATGAAGAACTTCATCGCGTCAGTCACTTCGCGCACATCGCTCGATGGTGACGACGTTGCGATGGCGTCTTTGTACATCGCGATGGCGCAGTGCCAGACCATCGGACCCTCCGTGATGGCGTCGAAGATGCAGCAGATTTGTGACCACATCAATGGGTGAGGTTCTGTCACAGAGCATGTTGAGCGACCTCAACACGGCCCCTGTCGCTGAGTCTGATGACCACAAGGGGAACATCACCAAGGTGTTCTCTGCGGACATCGTAGAGGGGATGCTGGCGGAAGGGCTGGGAGAGATTAAACGCTCTCTTGATGTGCTCTACCACAACCCTGGCAACATGGAGCAGCACGTCAACGCTGCCGCGTGTCGGTCGATCGCCCTTGGGTATGTCAACGACATGATCCACTTCCTGGAGCCCTACCACGATGCGTCGCTTAGGCCACGCCATCGCGGGTGCAGGAAGGTGCTGATGGCCATGCGTAAGAGGATGCTTGGAAACGCGCCTGCCGGTGTTGATGGCAAGCCGTTTGCGGGCTTTGACTTGCCGCGGTTTGGGGGTGACATCGTTCAGTTCCTCACGGCGTTTCACCGCGTGTTGAGCGTGGAGACCTCCACGACCGACCGCAATGCGGAGCTCAGGAGGTTCTGTCGTGGCATTAAAAAGTAAGCCCCCAAAGTCTCCAGGCCGCTGGTCTCCAGAGTTGGGCGAGAAAGCCATCGAGATGCTCACCAAGGGCTACACGCAAAAGATGGTGCGTGAAGAGTTCAACATCAACTACGAGACGTGGAAGTGCTGGATGCACAAGCCCAAAGAGAAGGGCGGGCGTCCAGGCTTTAAAGAGCGCGTGTACGAAGCAGAGCGTTGCTCTAAGCAGAACATGCTAGACCTCGTTCAGTTCCACGCCGAGAAGGACTGGCGAGCCGCCGCTTGGTACCTAGAGCGCACCACCGCAGAGTTCAAGCTGCGAACCTTCCGCTCACAAGAGGCGCAGGGGCTGATTGACAAGGTGGCCATCGAGAAGGCAGAGGCCGAGCGTGACCTAGTGCTGGCCAAGACCAAGGCCCTCCAGAAGAACCTGATGACCCCAGAGGAGCTACTAGACCTCCTCAAGGACGCCAGGGAAATCAATACGTCGCATAGCCGTGACACTGCCCACTGAAGATGAGCGAGAGCCGGGAAAAGCTAGAGGCAGAGATTCGCAAGTGCGCATGCGATTTCCGCTATTTCGCTCAGCGGTACCTCAAGATAATCGACAAGCGGAGCCGCGTCGTGCCGTTCGTGATGAACGATGCGCAGGAGCAGTTCTGGTCGACCGTCGAAGACAACCCGTGGACGTACATCCTCAAAGCCCGCCAGTTGGGAATGACTACTGCGGTCGCTGCGAGGAACTTCTGGCGAGTCCTCTTTACGCCAAACCACCGTGTGGCCGTCCTTGCACACCGTGGCGACTCCGCAGAGGCGATATTTGAGGTCTATAAGAACTTCTACGCGAACCTCCCTGAGTTCCTGAAGTTCAAGACCGAGAAGTCCAACGTCCGTGAACTCAAACTGTTCCACGGTGGGCTCGTCAAGGTGGACACGGCGAACTCAGAAGGACTGCGCGGTACCACCTACCAGGCGCTGCACTGCTCTGAGTTCGCGTTCTGGAATGACCCTGAGAAGACAATCGCCGGAGCGTTCCAGGTGCTGGGGCCAGACTCCGAGGTGGTGCTAGAGACCACGGCCAACGGCGTCAACGGCGCTCACAAAATCTGGTACGCAGAGAACGGGTACCAGAAGCTATTCATCCCGTGGACCCAAGACCCAAATTACGTCTCAAAAGAGCGGTCCAAGTACCTCCACCCCAAACTAAAAGAGATGGCCACCGAGCACAACTTGGAGAACGGGCGCGTCTGGTGGGCCCAAGAGACGCTTGAGACCAAGTGCGCTGGCAACTGGCACACGTTCCTCCAAGAGTATCCGCTCACCGCACAGATGGCGTTCATCACTAGCGGCGAGCGGTTCTTTGACCGCATCTACCCCCATGTGCAAATCACGCCTGGGTACAAAGAATTCAAGGCCCACTCGAAATACCGAGTGTACACCCTGGGCGCTGACGTGGCGTCAGGAGCTCCCAGCGGAGACTACAGCGCGTTCACGGTCTTAGATGTCACAGATAAGGACAAGCCAACGGTGTGCTCCACCTTCTATCAGCGCATGGCTCCGCACCAGTTCGCAGAGCGTGTCCTGCAAGAGGCTAAGAAATACAACGCCTTAGTGGTCGTAGAGTCGAACACCTATGGCCTTTCCATCCTTGAGTACCTAGTCAAAAAAGAGTGGGCGTTTATTTTCCGGCGCACCGCCTTTGACAAGGTTGGCAACCGGTGGGTGGACAAGCTCGGATTCTCCACCAACGTCAACACCCGGCCTGTCATGTTGAGCCGGCTCCACGAATATGTGGAGATGGAGAAGCTAGAGGTCGTTGACGCGCGCATGCAGTTCGAGATGAACACGTTTATCTTCAACGATAACGGCAAGCCAGAGGCCCAGAAGAATAAACACGACGACATGATATTCGCTCACGCCCTTGGCCTCATGGGTCTTGACCAAATTGAGTACGTGCGCGAAGAGATAGTGCAAGAAAAGCCACGCAACCTGCACGAGATGTTGCAGTTCGAGTTGAACACTGGCAAATTGCACCCTAAGAAGAAGGACGCAAACAACACCGACAGGTGGGGAGTGCGTACCGACATGGCCTCGCTGACCGAATCAGCGTTATCAAAATCGCCCCGCTAGGCGTTAAATGCGGAGATAGTCATGAACTTGAGCCCAGAAGCAATGTCAGGAATTACCAATATGCTTGGAGGGGGCGATGAGCCTGCCCCTGAGCCCGTTGCTGCTCCTGTTGTAGAAGAGGCCCAAGTTCAGGCTGATACCTCGTCCGAGCCCACCCAGGACGTAAATGCGAAGGTGGAAGATGGAGCGGATTCGGCACCACTAGAGGCCGCAGCGGAAGACAGCCCCGCAGCGGAAGAGGATGTGCCATCGGGCCACCGTGTCCCGTATGACCGGTTTAAGCAGGTTCTCGAGTCTCGGAATCAGTTCCGTGACGAGAGAGCGGAGTTGCAAGCGGAGATTGAAAAGCTCCGCGCACAGCCCGCCCCTGCGCCCGCTCCAGTGCAGGCTGCGCCCCAAGCGGATACAGACGATGCGTGGTTAGAGCGATACCTGGCCGGTGAAGACGACCCGGCTCCCGCTCAAGACAACGCCAAGCTGAATGAATTTCAAGACCGCCTATACAACACCGAGGTCCAACTTGCTCGTCAGCAGTTGGAGGTCGAGGTTGGTGCTGCGCTCCAGAAGTTCCCATCCGTACCACGGGACGTAATCTTGCAGGCTGTTGCCAACAACCCTTCAGCTACAGCAGAAGCGGTTGCAGAGCAGTATTCCTCGTGGGTGGCGGGTGTCGAAGAGAAGGCCATTTCGGCCTATCTTGAGAAGAACCCGTCCAGTACGCCCGCTGAAGCTGTGGCCGCGACACAAGAGCCCAAGGCGGCTCCGCGTCCCAGTAAGAGTGGAGGGAATGCGACTGCTACCGCATCTGAGGTGCCGTTGAAGAGTGTAAGTGAGGGCTCCGCAGCTTTAAGAAAGCTGTGGGCTCACAAAAACCCCTTCGCATAGAGAGCTCACGCTCTCATCACCACATTTAGGAGTCAGTCATGGCAGCAACTCAGCAGACGCTCAATGACATTCTCAAGGAATTTTACCTTGGGCCTGTCCAAGAGCAGCTCAACAATTCGGTCATGGTCCTCGACCTGATGACCAAGGCCACGGTTGATTGGAACGGTCGCGTTGCAATCATCCCCATCCACGTTTCGCGCAACACTGGCGTTGCTTTCGCCGCCGAGTCGGGCCTCTTGCCTGCCGCTGGCGACCAGGGCTACAGCCGTCTCGAAGTCAACGCGCACTTCCTCTACGGTCGTTTCCAGATTACCGGTCCCGCCATGTCGGCTGCTGGTAAGGGTGGAGCGAACTCCTTCATCGGCTGGATGGAAGCCGAGATGGACAAGCTCGTCAACGACGTGAAGAACGCCTCGGACAACGCCATGATTTCTGGCGGTCGTGTCTTGGGCTTCCTCAACGAGCACAAACTCACGGTTGGCGGTGCTGGTGCGTTCACCAACTGGGAGATGTTCGGAGACATCGAGAAGGCTGAGGCGCTCCGGTTGGCGGTTATCGCCTCTGGCAGCGGCCAGCTTCTCGTGGACCTTGTTCGCGTGGACCGCAACGCTGCTCTGGGATACACGGTTCTTACGAACGGCGTCCAGATTCAGCTTGCTGGCACGGACGTGATTGCCCGCACTATTGCCCTTGAGGTAATCGACTTGGACGGTGGTGGTGCTAACTACGACACAGGCGACGCCGACGACGGGTTCGCGATTGCGGTTGTGGTTTCGGCTGCACAGCAGGCGGCTCCCGCCACGCTTGTCACCAACAACCTTGACCAGCAGCCCCAGGGCATCTTCGCGAACCTCGGCTCGCGTTCGCACTTCGCCGTCGACCGGTTCAGCCCCAACAACACCACGGTGGCTCCGTTTTCGTTTACGGCGCTCCAGAGCACCATCATCACGCAGGTCGTGGGTGGCGCTCAGACCCGTGCGGCGCTCTCGCTTCCGCGTATGCAGGCGACAATGGACCAAGTGAATCAGCTTTCAGGGCAAGAGCCTGACTGCATTCTCATCAGTCCTCTGGCGCGTCAGCAGTACGCTGCTCTGTTCCAGGTTACGGTGTTTGGTGGTGCAGCCAACAACACCGCATCCGTCATGAACACGAGCGGAGAGCGTTCCAACAACCTTGACGGAGGCTTCTCCGGCATGTCGTATGGTGGGCTTCCCATCAAGACGGCTCGTCACGTTGGCGGCGGAGGAATGATTTTCCTCAAGCTGTCCTCGTGGAAGGTTCTGGAGCTCGAGGCTCACGGCTTCGCGGACCTGGACGGAAGCGTCCTGGCACGCGCGGGTGTTGGCGTCGCAGGCGTGGATGCCTACGAGGGTTACTACCGATGGTACTACAATACCGTCACGACGAACCCCAATCAGAACGCGATTCTGTGCGGCTTCACCGTTTAGTTCCGAATTAGTCCCACCCTAATTCGGGAGGCCCCAGTGCATAGTGCTCTCATGTTCTGCCTGCTCACCCTGGCACTCATGGGGGCGCTATGCCTTAGCTTCCTGGCCCGTTACATCTGGCTCCTTTGCGAGAAGGAGTCAGATGAGCGGGCCGAACGACGTGAGAGAGAGGAGGCTGTGGACCACACCCAGCCCCTGATGGACGCCATCTACGCGGAGGAGAATGGGCATGAGCACGGATAATCCGCTAGACCAACCAAACCCGTTCGCCGCTGACGCTCCTCCGATTCCGCTGGAGGGCATTCCCCAGGGGCAGACCCCGATGGGCAACCTTGGCGGGCTGGCTGGAAAGGTCGCCCCCTGGCTGATTCCGGGTATCCCGCCATGGATGGCCGCTCTCAACATGATGGACGGAGGGCTGCCAGATTGGGTTAAGAACCCCACGCTCCTCTCTGCCATTATGCAGAACGACCCCAGCCAGCAGGCTGGACCGGAGTGGGAGGCTGGGGCGAGAGGAAACGCTGCGCGCGCTGCTCTTTCGCCCTCTCCGTATGGGTACACCCCGTCTCCGCTTATGCAGAGCGACCTTAGCGCAGCGGGTTACGGCCTTGAGCCAGAGGGCTACTAATGGCTAAAGAGTTTCCCAAGAACATCAAGGGCTTGCTCAACGACTCGCGCCGAGACAAGACAGCGGTGCGTCGTGCATGGAATCTGTCCCTGAAGTTCCTCGAAGGTCAGCAGTGGCTGTCCTACGACGGCAGGGCCGGGGCGTACATCACCTCAAAGACGAGCGAGGGCACGTCCCGCGTCACCGTCAACCTACTCCTAAACATCTACCGAAACGTATTGTCCCGGTTGGCTCTGGCCTACCCTGGCGTTGTGGTCATCCCAGCGAGCCCTTCCTATGAAGACATTCTCAAAGCGAAGTCATCTGAGACCGCCTTGCGCTATTACTGGCACAAAGACGATGTCAAAGAGACCGTCGAAGAGCTCATCAAGTGGCTCCTCACTACAGGAACTGCGGCTCTACACACCTTCTATGACCCCGGAATGGAGTGCGTCAGGACCGAGGCCGTTGGGGCCTACGACATCTTCTTCGAGCAGGCGGTCATTAACCCTGACGATAGCCGGTGGATCGGACTTCGGTCATACGTTGACCGTGAAGATTTAAAGGAAGCCTACCCTGGCAAGGCTGAAGAGATTGAGAACGCTCCCTCTCCGCAAGAGACTGACTACGGCCAGATTAGCACCGCTCCCAACGAAGGGCCTCCAAAGGACCGCGTTGAGGTCTTTGACATCTACTGGCGCGATGGCCGCCACGCGGTCATCACTGGTAGCACCTATCTGTTCAAGCAGAAGCAGATGCCTACCAAGACGTTCCCCATCCAGATTGTTCGATACACCGAGATTCCCCGCCGTCTGTGGGGCAAAGGTCTCATCGAGCCGCTGGTAGACTTGCAGTTGCTCTACAACCGAGCGCGCTCTCAGGTCATTCACAACGTAGAGCTTATGGGCAACCCCAAGTGGCTTGTGCCCAAGACCGCAGGCGTATCCACTCACGCCATCACCAGCAAGCCTGGTGAGAAAATCTACTACAACGCAGCAGGGGGCACGCCGCAGCAGGTAGCCGCAGCCCCTCTTCCGTCCTACATCGCTGATAACATCACTCGCCTACAGGCAGAGATGGGCGACGTGGCGGGCCTGCACTCTGTGTCGCTGGGCAAGCGCGCGGTAGGCGTCACTAGCGGCAAGGCTATCCAGGCCCTAGCCGGTCACGACACCAGCCAGCTACAGATTAGCCAGTCGGCCATCGAGAAGAGCACGGCCACAATGGCCCGCTGTGCACTTGAGCTCATGAAGGAGTTCTACACAGAGGCCAAGATGATGAGCATGCTCGACCAGTATGGGCGGGTCACCTTCGCTTCTATACAGAGCACCAACATCGTGGACATCCCAGAGGTGTTCATTGAGACCGGCTCGCTGTTTAGAGACGAGGCACAGGACCGAGACGCTAAGGTCATGGAGCTTGCACAGGCTGGGATGATTACGCCCCAGCAGGCGCTGCAAGAGATGAGCTTCCGTACCGGCAACGCCTTCATCAGCGAGAAGGTGCAGGCGATGGCTCACGCCAAGGATATGTTGGATGCGGCGCGGCTGGGAGCGCGCGTGGAAGTGTTTATGTCTGATGACCTCGAAGCCTTTGGTAAGGTCTTCGGTGAGTTCATGCAGACAGAAGAGTTCTACCAGCTAGACCAGGAACGGCAGGACTATCTGAGGGATGTCTTGCTTAGTATTGACTCAGCGGGTCAGCCAGATGACGTCTATAGGACGCTGCTTGGCGCGAACAAGGTCTTCCCGCGCTCTCAGCCCCCCACTATGGACCCGCAGACAATGGCG